ATTTGCTCTTTAAATACAGGATAAGCACTGAAATATACACTGTCAGTATCACCATATATAATTGCAGGGCCAACATGATTGTATTCGCCTGTAAACAATTCATTTACTTTGGCGCCCATGTGTCTAGCAATACAGCGTCCTGTTAGTGTTGTGCTTTGTCCCATTCTCGGATCGTTAAATCTACTGCCTGGGTTCAACAGCGCACCATACAAACTGTTCAAGTTAATCTTTTTAACCAGTTGTCGCTTGTCCCAGTAAGCAGTTTTTTCGATATCTCCGCTGTCTCTAGCATCACGCATTTCTTTTTGCATAACTTTACGTTCAGCATACCAGCGTTCTAGCAAGCCTGGAATAATGCCTTTTTTGGTTTGATCAAGTATAGTTCCGTTGCTGGTAAGTACCCATGGTTGACCACTTTCAAAAATAATTTGATACAGTTCAGCACCAGTTCCTTGCAGTTCCTCGCCATTTTCAAAGTCAATGTATAGAAGTGTCTCGTCATTCTTTTCAATAACAAGTTCATATTCTCGACAAGCAAACTTGCCTTCCCACGCTTTGGCAACTTCCCACTTGTGTTCTGCTAACATTGGCACAGTTAGTGTGTGTCTGATTTGACCAACAATAGTTTCTGTACTCATGTTCAAACTGCGCAAGATACTTGGATACAGACTGTTTAAGTCCATACTACCAATCCATTCATGAAAGCCTTTTTTAGGCGTAGCAACATATGCACCAGCCGCAGTACAAGTTTGTGGATAATGCTTTTGTGTTTTATCACGTACTTTATCTGGAACAATAAGTCCTCTACTGTGTGCTTCGTTAAGAATAGCTTGGTCTGTAACAGCAACCGCACCCATAGTTGTTTGCACAAGAACTGTGTTGTCATGTGCAATAACGTTTGCTAAGTCAATGAATTGTAGTTTTCTATCCATACGTACAAGTAGGTCAACGTCTTGTCTAGAGTACTGAATAAATGTTTCAAAGTCGTTGTTGTAAAGCTGGTCTAGTGTACCTTCATATTCTGTTTTGCGTTCGCCGAGTTCATATTCGCCAATGGCATCCAAACTGTAACTGTGCATTTCATGATATGTATACTTGCGATACAGTTCCATGTAATCCAAATGCAGTCTGCCTACTGTGTCAAATGTTTCTTGTGCTTTGCCATAGCGTTCAAATTCTCGTCTGTTGGGATATTTGCCCCACAAACAAAAACGTCTTGTATGTTCTTTACCAAGAACTCTTGCTATGCGATTGACCAAGTAAGGAATATCAAAGCCTTCGCTGTTCCATCCACTCATTACATCTGCATCGTCAATCAACTGCAAGAATGTATCCAAGAGCTCATCTTCTGTGTCCATGAGAATAGTATCCTCAAATCTGTCCACAATAAGTTGCGCATCTGCTCGTGTAAGTGTTTTAGGTTTAATAACCAAGCAAATAGTTTTACCAATCCAATCCAAGTGTACACTGATTGCTGTTACTGGATTGAACGGATCACTTGGATCAGCAAAGCCTTTTTCTTTATCAAAATCGACCTCGATATCGAAAAATGCTTGTTGTAGTTTAGGAGTATCTGCACCTAAGTAATTGTCTGCTAAACATCTAAATACTGGGTTGACATCGCTCTCAAATAATTTCTGATTACTATATAGTTTCTTTTCTTTAGAGAATGCTTTACCACTAGTTGTAACAACACGTTCTAGCTTATCGCCAAAGATACTTTCAAACTTGCCGCGATTGTCTTTGTAATAGAATACATAACGTGCAGGATATTCTCTATACACACGTTTTCCATTTACACGTTCAACTACGTGAATTGTATCTTTATCTCTATCAATAAGTGCGTCTACATACATTAACTAACAAATGCCCTTTCTTGCACAAATGTACCTTGTGTCTTTTTATTGCCTTCACTGAACCCAAGTTCAGTAAAATGATCTTTAAGATCATTATTAAATGCAATGCTTCCACATAACATTATACGCTGATATTCAGGATTGTCAATCTTAACAGTTCCATCTGCCATAAACTTTTGAATTCTTCCTTGCAGTTCAGCAGGTTCTTGTGTAACTGTGCTGATATATTCAATGGGCATTTCGTTGAGAAAGTCTCTGTAACAGTCTTGTTCTGCATGCAGTCTAGTAGTCCATGTTACAGTGATGTTCTCAAACAAATCATATGTTTCTGGTTCACGCAACAGACTGATAAACGGCGCAATACCTGTACCACTTGCCATCATTACTAGATGTCCACCTAGTTCTAAGTTGGCAAGTATCAGTGTACCTGTGGGCTTTTCTCCCACTAATATTTTGTCTCCCACACTCACATGTTGTAGTCGACTGGTTAGTGGACCGTCTTGTACTTTGATACTGTAAAATTCCAAGTAGTCGTCATACGGTCCACTGGTAATGCTGTATGCTCTATTAGGTGTATCATCATCAATAGTACTAATCATAACAAACTCACCCGCAGTAAATCTATAACTGCGAGGTCGTTCTGTTCTAATTCTAAATAGTTTGTCTGTATAATGTTCTACTTCGATGACTGTTAAGTCTAACATTAATTATCTCGTCCCACTGCTTGAAGAACTTCTTCCACTGCACTAAAGCTATCTTGTACTTTGGCAAATTCGTGTTTATATGCAATACGAATTGCTTTATTAAGAACTGCTGGCTTCATATCCATTTCTTCTGCAATGGCTTTTACTGTGTCTTTTAGCCCTTCTCTGAGTGCTTCTACTTCCCCAGTAACTTGGATACCTTCGTTCATAAGTTGTTTAAGTTTTTGAATTTCACTGTCATTGAAACTGCGTACAGGCATGAGTACCTCCTTTACCTTGTATTCTTTACATATTATATTAGATTTACAAGGTTGTCAATAACTTTAATTGGTTATTCTAAATTTTAAGTTTTCGTGGTCTGGATAGCTTACAACCACAGGTCCTTCCGGACAAGCATAATCAATTCTTGCAAGAAGTGTTGCTTCGCCTGCGGGAATCATACTTCTGTGTTCTTCGTCAATAGTAAATGTAAATCCAAACTTGTCAATCTTGTCGCTGGCAGGTCCTGAAAACTTTGTTAAACCTGGGATTGCTGTGTGAACCATATACTTACTGTCCTTGACTTCAAGTGTAAAGCCTTCAACACTACAATCATCTCTGTGCTTTTCACGAGCAACAATAACATTAAATGTTCCGTTCACAGGTGCATTGCTTATTTCAAAGTGTTCAGGTGCCCAAGTTAGTATTGTCTTATCTTCAATTTTATCCCATAGAGTATAGCCGCCGCCTACAAGTGCAAGACTTGCAGTAATGACACCTATACCTTTGGTTATATTTTCTATATCGAAGCTAAACATTATTAATCCTTAGCCTGAGATTTAGTTCCAAAAATCCTTGTATAACCTGGATCTTCGTCGTATGCACTAGCCCATTTGTTTTCTGTGAACTCAGCAAACTTAATTAAATCTTCGATGTCTGCGTAGTTTTCAGTAATCCATTTTTCGTGTTCTGTAAGTATTTCTTTCATATCTTCTAGATCACGCTCTTTGTTAATTTGTCTAGCAACTGTCATTTCTGAAGTTAACTTTTCAACTTCACTTTTTAGTGTTTCTATTGTTTGTGCTTGTTGTGCTGTCCACCATACAAATGCTGACACTTGTAGAACAATAGCAACAACAACACCTATTCCAAATTTTGCATTCATTTTTTCTCCTCCAGTTTCTCTAAACGAGTCTCTAGTTCATCTATCTTTGCGGTAATTTTAGGATAACGTTGACGCCATGCATCATCTGGTTGTTCTAACCAAGTCCATCCATAGCGTTCTACTAGATAGTCTACAGCTTTATCTACTTTTGCATAAAACCATAGACCTATTCTAGTAGTGCTTATATATGCAACAAATATAGCACCGAACGCACTACCAGCTAGTGCAGTGTAAATCCATAGCCTGTCGCTAGCCATGCGCTCGATCATGTCCCACATATTATTCAGCCTTCCAAATTGTCCATGCACCGTATGCAATCATACCATATGCAATTAAGTTTACAGGTGTAATTATCATTGCTACACCTGCGGCTACTAGCACAATGCCATCCCAGCTTGTGCGTTCTTTTAATCTATTTGTAATCCAATTCATTATTTTATTCCCATTGCGGCAAGTGTAGCTTTTCCTACGATACCATCTGGTACCAAACCTC